ATTGAAGGTACTTATGGTGAACACTACTCAACCAATAAATTCCAAGCAACAGAATTCATTATCGACTCTGGACATGGTGATGGATTTTGTATTGGAAACATTTTAAAATACGCACAGAGGTACGGAAAGAAGGCAGGATATAATCGTGCTGACTTGCTTAAAGTATTACACTATGCGATAATTGAACTTTATGTACATGATTTGAATAACCGTGATGGAGAAGTAAATGATGAAAATCAGTGATAGTACTTTTGATGTGTTGAAGAACTTTTCAACAATTAATCAGTCTCTCGCATTTAAGAAAGGTTCGACTATTCGAACTGTATCGGAACAAAAGACTATTCTTGCACAAGCAAAAGTTGAAGAGTCTTTTCCTGTAGATTTTGCAATCTACGAATTGAATCAGTTTCTTGGACTGTCTTCACTCTTTGAAGACGCAGACTTTGATTTTGGACAGTCTCAAGTAACACTTAAAGAAGGTTCCGCAAAGGCAAACTACACCTACGCAGATCCGAGTATGATTACTACACCTCCAGAAAAAAATCTAGAACTGTCGTCAGTTGAAGTTAATTTCAATATGTCAAAAGATGACTTCCGACAAGTTCTTAATGGCGCAAACCAACTTGGACTGCCTGAGGTGGTTGTTCGGGGAGAAAATGGTTACATCAATCTTGTTGCAACAGATACTAAGAACCCAACATCAAACGAATTCTCTCGCGTTGTTGGAGAATCCGGCGCATCATTCCAGTTTATCTTTAAGACTGAAAACTTAAAGTTTATTCAGAATGACTATAAAGTTGAAATCTCAAAGTCAGGCATCGCACACTTTAAGTCAGAAAGTGTTGATTACTGGGTTGCTACTGAAGCAGGATCAGAGTATAATATTTAGACAGGGTTGGTCTAGTGGTATGACAGGGGTCTCCAAAACCCTTGATGGGGGTTCGATTCCCTCACCCTGTGCCATTTTTTTATTATGAGGTATACATGCGTGAAGATTTTCTCTGGGTGGAAAAGTACCGTCCAAAAACTGTTGCAACCACTATCTTGCCGACTGATCTGCAACAAACATTCCAAGAGTTTGTGCGACAAGGATCGGTCCCCAACCTCTTGCTGTCCGGCACAGCAGGTATTGGAAAAACGACTGTCGCGAAAGCAATCTTGGAAGAACTTGGTTGCGACTACATCGTTATCAATGGGTCTGATGAAGGACGACTCATTGATACCCTTAGAACAAAAATCAAAGGATTTGCATCCTCAGTCTCACTAGCGGGAGGTCGTAAGTACGTCATTCTCGATGAAGCAGACTATCTCAATGCGGACACAGTTCAACCCGCACTGCGTAACTTTATGGAGGAATATTCCTCTAACTGCGGATTCATTCTAACCTGCAACTTTGTCAATAAGATTATCGCACCACTACACTCTCGTTGTTCTGTCATTGAGTTTAAACTTCCTAAAAAAGAGCGCGCTTCTATGGGAGCAGAGATGTATAAACGTTGTAAAGAAATTCTTGAGAAAGAAAACGTCGAGTATGACAACAAGGTAGTCGCAGAGGTCGTCAAGAAGTTCTTTCCCGACAATCGTCGTGTACTGAACGAACTCCAACGGTACTCTGTTACTGGTAAGATTGATGCGGGTATTCTCGTCAACTTTGAAGACGTGAACATCAAGACATTGATTGATGGACTACGCAATAAAGAGTTCACAAATGTTCGTAAATGGGTCGCACAGAATGTTGATGGCGACACCGCACAAATCTTTCGTAAACTCTACGACTCAATCAGCGAGTATGTTCAACCTCAGAGTATTCCGCAAGTGGTTGTGACACTTGCTGACTATCAATACAAGTCCGCGTTTGTGGTTGATCAAGAGATCAATCTCATGGCAATGCTGACTGAACTGATGGTAGAGGTGGAGTGGAATGAGTAACCCATTTGATTATGTAAACTCTATCAACCAAACCAAGAAGAACTTAATGCGAGGAACTGAGAATGATCAACTCGCAGAGAAGGACTACAATCCTTTTCTGACGAATCGCGCACTCTCATATCATCATGATACTATCTCACAAGCAAACGAAATGAATATGCGGTCTGATTTAGATAAGAAACTCCAGTATGAGTTTTTACTAAATACTGTAAGACCCAAAAAGCGTTATGCTAAGTGGGATAAAAAAGAAGATCATGGTGATCTTGCCGCTGTAAAAGAATACTTTGGATACAGCGACAACAAAGCAACGCAAGCACTCACCACACTTACTGATGATCAAATAACTAAAATAAAAAAAAGACTTGAAAAGGGTGGAAGAAATGCTTGACTCTCTCGTTGAGGTCCGCATCAAAGATGATGACGATTTCCTCAAGATTCGCGAGACACTGACTCGTATTGGTGTCGCGTCACGCAAGGATAAAACAATATACCAATCGTGTCATATTCTTCATAAACAAGGACGGTATTATATCGTCCACTTCAAAGAACTGTTTGCGTTAGATGGTAAACCGAGTAACTTTGGAGACGAAGATAAAGGACGCAGAAACACAATTGCAAATCTTATTGCTGAGTGGGGATTGGTCGAATTGGTAGACAAAAATAAATCGACAGAACCAGTTGCACCATTGTCGCAGATTAAGGTGTTACCTCATCGTGAAAAAGAAGAATGGAACTTGGTTGCAAAATACAATATAGGAAAGAAAAAATAATTATGAGTAATTTTGAAGACGTTGGTCTGTTTATGAGTACCTTTGGACAAGAAGTCAAAGAGAAAGCAGAGTTCCCAGACAACGAAACTATAGCATTACGACTTGAATTGATTCAAGAAGAATTGAACGAATTGCGTGAAGCAATAGGCAATGCTGATATTGTAGAGGTTGCCGACGCACTGACTGATATTTTGTATGTCACATATGGCGCAGGACACGCATTCGGTATAGATTTGGACAAATGTTTCGAAGAGGTACAGGAGTCCAATATGAGTAAGTTGGATCACAATGGTGATCCGATTTACGCGGAGAATGGTAAGGTCCTAAAAGGACCAAATTATTTTCCTCCAGACTTAACAAATATTGTAAAGTCAGATATAAATAACTAGTGTCGCCAAATGGGACACATTTTAAACTCGCTTAACTAAGGAGCAAAACTATGAATGATTTAATTCCATCTTTCGGTACGTTTAACACAAAAGACCTTGATAAGTTCTTTGTTGGATATGACAAAGTGTTTGATCGTCTGCGTGAGTTTCACGATACTGCAACTAAAAATATTCCCAACTATCCTCCATACAATATCAAGAAAACTGCAGACAATACATATGTCATCGAAATGGCAGTCGCAGGATTCGGTAAGTCTGATATTGAGATTGAAGTGGAAGGCGATAAGTTGGTCATCAAAGGTAATGCGGGAAATGGTGAGTCGGATGTCGATACACTATATCAAGGTTTGGCATTACGCCCGTTTACTCGTCTGTTCACACTTAACGATCAGGTTGAAGTCCAAAATGCAGAGATGATTAACGGTTTACTCCGAATCTCTTTGGAACGACTTATTCCTGAGTCGCAACGCAAAACAATTGAAATTAAGTGAAATCCGAAGTAGAAGAATTTCTTGAATATTTCGGAGATAAGTTGCCGGACCCAGAACACGAACCAAAGAAGTTTGAATGGTTTGTCAAGGTTTGGAAATTTTATCAATCACGCAAGATATAAATAGGGGGGACAACAGTCCCCCTTTGTTAATTATAGGAGATACTATGAAACTTTCTAAAAACTTCTCGATGGCAGAATTTATCAAATCACAAACTGCAGAACGTAAAGGCATCGACAACACTCCTCAAGGAGATCATCTCGACGCAGCAGTCGCATTATTTGAAAATGTTGTACAACCAGTTCGTGATCATTTTGGTCCTACAGTTCTTAACTCAGGTTATCGTTCCCCAGAACTCAACGAAGCAGTTGGCGGTTCTTCTACTTCACAACACTGCAAAGGTGAAGCGGCAGACATCGAAGTCCCAGGCATTCCAAACGCAGAACTCGCAGAATGGATTCGTGACAATCTAGAGTTCGATCAGTTAATTCTTGAGTTCTACACGCCAGGTATTCCAGACTCAGGTTGGGTTCACGTATCGTACAAATCAGATGGAGACAATCGTCGTTCGATTCTCACTGCGTCTCGTGTGGACGGTAAAACTGTGTATTCAGAAGGCATCAATGCATGAGCATTGTTAGATCTCAACTTGCCAAAATTTGGTTGAAACTGTTAAAGGCTACAGTCAAAGGTAAGTCTAAGAAAGCAGCTAAACTTGAAAAACAAATTATTGCAATGGAGCTAGAACTTAAAAATGGCTAGTAAAACTTCAATGGGTGTTGCATGGCGTCCAGAGTCTTTTAAAAAGGGTACATCTATTGGTATAGGTGCAGTGAAAACCTCCTCGATGAACAAACATAAAAAACGTTCGCACAAAGTCTATCGGGGACAAGGTAAATGACCAAATGGCATGGTGGAAAAGGGAGTCAACCACGTAAGGTTGACTCTTCCAAATACAATAATAATTGGGATAAGATTTTTAATAAGAAAAAATCTGAAGAATTTTCAATTATAAATAGTAAATCAAACTGAATCGTAAGGTACAATAATGGCGTCAATTGATTTTCCAAATAGTCCTTCTAATGGACAAATCTTTAGTAGTAGTGGGAAAAGTTGGAAATACAATTCAACAAAAGGTATTTGGCAATCAGTTGCTAGTACAACTACAAAAAATCTTGCCGCACTTGACGAATCAATTGTTCCTTCTGCAAACGTCACATATGACTTAGGTTCAACAACTAATGCGTTTCGGGATCTTTATCTCAGTGGATCAACAATCAATTTAGGTGGTGCGACAATTAGCGCAACAGGAAGCGCAGTAACTCTTCCTGCAGGTTCTTTAATAGGAGGAACTGAGATTGGTACTGGTGGTGGTACAACAGTATATGCGGGTATAGGTCAATTACCAAGAAGTGGTGTTGATACTGGTGCGACTGCATTCGTCACTTCAACAAGTCGTTTCTATGTTTACAATGGAACCGGATGGTTTAACGTCGCAGTAGTAAACCAAACACCGACAATTACATCAGCACCATCTTCAGTTTACAATTTATATGCGAATGGTACACCAACAATCCTCACACTTGCGGCAACTGATGCTGATGGTGACGAGTTAACTTGGTCTTACAGTGCGCCTGATGCATCTGGTAAAGCAACGATCACACAATCAAATAATGTATTTACAATTACACCATTGACTAATATCTCAGATACTTCATTCGATATCGATTTTGAAGTAACAGATGGTATCAATATAGCTACCGATAGTTCAACAATTAATATTGATAATAGATCACCAACAATTGATACTGGTCCTTCCGCATCTTATGTTCTAGCAACAGACGGATCAAATACTGTTATCACACTTGCCGCAACTGATCCAGATGGCGAGTCAATTACATGGTCTTATGCTAATTCTGCATTAACAAATCAAGCAACAATTTCACAATCCGGAAACGAGTTTACTATTACACCAAATACCACACCTGCAGCATATTCAGACTTCACTCTGACCTTTACTGCGTCTGATTCAATTGAATCAACGTCCACAAGTCCGACAACATTTAGTCTGACCTTTGTTTTAGTGGTAGATGAGTGGTCAGACTTATTATTAAGCATTGATACAAGTTCGACTAATAACTTAGATAACCAAACGTTTATTGATCGATCAACAAACGCATGGGGATCATCAACTAGTGCATACGGAACATCTTATTCTCAAACAGCATTCCATCCGTATCTGGATAACTGGAGTGTGGAGTTTGATGGGACTGGGGACTATTTAACAGTACCAAGTAGTAGTGATTTTACATATGGAACCGGAGATTTTACTTGGGAATTTTGGATATA